TATCCCAATCATGTGGACGGTGAGCGTGTGATGGCATTTCATTCAAAGATAACAAATGCTTATATTCTCCACCTTGAGATGTAGCAGTAAATGACATACTTGTACTACCATCGTTTCCAGTACCTTCTCCGACCAAAGTTCGACCTTGACCGAACTGTTCCCAAGTTCCACCCAAGAATGTTCCTGGGTTCTTTTTATCGTATGTGATATAGACTGCGCCAACTGGGAATATTTTATTTAAAAACATTGGAGCTACAATATCGCCTAATACGGTTAGTGTATCTTTTTGGTTTCCATCTTGACCGAAGAACGTTAATGATCTTCCATCTTTACCAAAGTTAATTAACGAGTAAGCAGGTGCTACAGTAAAGATTTGCCATGAGTAGTCATTCATGAACTTATCCTTAACACCGAATGCCACTTCATAAGAATTTGTTGCGGATGTAAATAAATTACCTGCTTTGTAGTCTTGCTCAAGAGTATAGTTGTTATCCCATGAATTTATTTTCGTCCATGAACTAGCTCCACTCGCTCTATATTGGATATAGAATGATGTCACATTCTTATTTGATAAACTTGTAAAAGCGACTTTAAAATGCAGTAATGCATACGTTCCGCTAGCTTCATCAACCGCATAATTTGAATTAGCACGCTTTGCAGTTACATCAGTCAAACTTGGCGAGCTATATGCCGACACAGTAACTGAACCACTCTTAGATGCGGTACGACCACGTGAATCTGTAACTGTGATTGTGTACGACAACTTGCCACTTCCCTGTACAGTACCTGTAGTAAATGAACTATCATTGTATGTTTGTCCTTCAAATTTAGTTGATACAGATGTAACAGTTGAGCCTTGACTACCACTTGTAGCAATTGAGAACTTTATTCTTGATTGACTTTGAACATGTTGACCTATTCCTACGCAGATTGAATTTATATCAGATATCGAGACCGTTCCAACACTAGGAACGACTCCACTTCTTACTTTAATTGTTGCATTTACTGATTTTGAGCCAACCGAAGTTGAACCACTGAATGTTTCTAATGTAAATGTAGCAATTCCGCTTGTCGAATTAGGTAAGTCCTTTTCCCATGCGGTAGGAATCGTATAAGAAAAAGTGGGTGTTAATGTCCCACTTATCGTTGTTAATTCACTTGTTTTACCATTCCATGTTGCGTAGATTTTATGTGTAAAGTTTTTTGAAGCACTCGAGCCATTAATATTTATAGTTTTACCACATTCAATGCTAGGGCTATCAATAGATATGCTTGATGCTCTTGGAATAGTTGTCAATTTAACAGTACCACTGCAAGAACCAGTAATAGGTGCATAATATCCAGAGTTACTTCCACTGAAAGATGCGCTTGCTGAAATTGTTTTTGAACCATCTGCATCATGTGAAATAGTTACCGTTCCACTTTTTACACCAACAAGAGTTCCAGCTGGAACATTAGGTGTAAAGCTTTGATCTAACACTTGAGTACCATTCACGGATACTTTAAATGTTTCTGGAATTCCATTGTGTGTATGGTACTGCGTATTAGATCGAATACCAACCCACCACTCTACATATGATGTGTTGTTTTCAACAGAATAAGATATTTCATTGATTCGTAATATTAACGAGTATTTATCCCACTGACCACTACCAATTTGTATTCCACCACTAAATTCTGCCATTTAATTCCCCTACTTTCTTGAAGTCTAGCGAGCCATTTGCTCTTGGCACGAATCCAAATGCACCAACTTTCAAAGACTGTGTGAATTGTCCATCTGTGATGTACATTGTTTGATCGTTTATATAAGTAACTTTCGCGCCATTCTTTTGAATCGACCATTCTTGGTTTGTAATCTTAGTTTTAAATGCACTGTCTGATTTACCTAAAGTCAACGCATCATTATCGAAAGACATATAACTGTTTACGTTGTCTGTGGTTTGCTTCAAACCATCCAATCTACCATTTACACTATTTATTTGGCCGTTCATTTCATTTTTAGCATCAGTCACGCTTTGATTAATTGACCACGTAAAATCGCTCTTAGTTTGGCTAAACTGAGTAGATACTTCTTCTTTATAATGATTCAAAGCCGAATTTGATACGTAAGTTTCGCTAACTTTCGCAGTAATTTCATTCGCTTTTGTCTCAATGGCAGATTGTCGTTCTGTACGTTCTTCATTAACTGCCTCCCATGAGCTATCACATACAGGAGTTGTATAAACTGTTGAAGCAGGGTTCTTATAAACCACTTTGTATCTAGTCCATAAATACTTACCATTTGACCAGGTAGGCATTGATTCAACCCATGATCCACCACTTTGAGTAGTCTTCGAATCACTCATGTAATACTGTTGAGTCATACTTGCTACACCTGTTCCAGTCGCACCAGTATCACCTTTAACTCCTTGAGGTCCAGCAGCACCTGTAGCGCCTTTATCACCTTTTATACCCTGTGGGCCAGTAGCTCCAGTTGCACCTTGTGGACCTGTTGCTCCGGTAGCTCCTCTATCACCTTTGTCACCCTTTGCGCCGTTAACACCCATACGAGCTACAGAATATCCAACAGTAGGAGCTCCACTTGTATAGTTAGTTGTAGTCTTAGTCCATAAATATGAACCAGCAGCAACAGCAGGAATATCTTTAACCCATGTTCCAGTAGGTACAGTTGTTCCAGATGTAGAAGCTTGGTATTCAACAGATGTACTTGCAACTCCTCGACCGTCAAACTCACCTTTATTAGCTCTATCAGTTAAACTATTAGCTTTACTTAATGCACTTGATGCATTGCTATTCGCACTATCTGCAGTTCCTTTAATTTCAGTAACTGAAGTAGCTTGTAACTTAATCGCCTCTGCATTTTGCTTAATTGCAGTTTCAGTTTTAGTAACACGATTTGTTAATGCATTTAAATCTTTCTGAGCTTGTTCTGCGTTAGCTTTAGCCGTATCTGCAGTTGTTTGTGCAGTCTTAGCATTATTGATTGCAGTCTGTGCATTAGTTTGAGCAGTAGTTGCATCTGTCTGTGCTTTCTTGACTGCAGTTTCTGCATTAGTTAATCTAGTTTGAGCTTTTGTAATTTCACTCTCAGTCGCATCAACTCTACCAGTCACTGATTCTAGATTAGCTTTTGCATTTGCCAATTCTTTATTAGCATTGTCTAAGTTAGTTTGAGCACTGTCTGCTTTTTTCTTTGCTTCATCTGCTAGAGTTTGAGCACTTTGAGCATTACTTAATGCAGTACTAGCTTGAGTTTGAGCATCCGTTGCTTTCTTTGTTACATCAATAATATCTTTCTGAGCTTTAGTTGTATCAGATTGCAACTTTTCAATTGAACTTGCTTGAGTTGTGATTGAATCGGCATTTTGTTTAATCTTGGTATTTAAACTACCTTCAATGCTTGTTAAATCACTCTTAGAAGCATAAGTTTCTGATACAGTAGTCGATAATTCACCGACTTTCTTTTCAATTTCTGTTGTAACATCTGCATGAATTGTTTTTGATTCAGTAGTTAAATCAACCTTTGTAGCATATGTTTCTTTAACAGTAGCAATTTCACTAGCGTTGGCATTTGCCTTATCAACTGCATCTTGAATCTGTTGCTTTGAATCAGTGATATCACCTTTAATTGCATCAATTTGTTGTTGAGCTTTACCAGTGCTTGTATTTGCATCTTGTGCTAATTTCACTGCATCTTCAGATTGTTTGTTAGCAGTACTTGCTAATCCATTTGCACTAGTTGCAAGCTTTTCAGCATCTTCAGCTTTGCCAAGTGCTTCTTTTGATTGCACATTTGCTTGAGACACTTGAGTGTGAATCTCACCGATTTGCGCATCAATCTCATTCCAGGTATTATCAAATATAGCTTTCGTATACTTGATTTCACTAGGATTAGCATACGTACATTTCCAACGTTTCCAAAGGAATTTATCTGATTGATAAACCACATTACCAACGAACCATTCGCCACCAATTAATTCGGTTTGTGATGTTGAATAATAGAATTGTTCTTCGGCACTCACAAATGACTGACCATCTTCCCCTTTAATTGCACTCCATCGGTATTTGGTTGGGTCATCACTGCCATATTGCTTTGAGTCAGAATACTGACCAATAAATTTACGATTTGAGTCTGTCAAACTGAAATCAACACGTCCATCTGAACTATTGGCATAGGCAATATGTACGTATGCGCTTGTTCCATTCTGACCGTCCTGTAATCGCATTACGGTGACTTCTGCGCTTGCTTTAAGTATTTCACCACTCATTGCTTTAAATCGGTATACGGCCTTTTCTGTGAAATCTGAAGCGTTGACTGTGATTGTTTGGCTAGTTGATAATTGCACACCATCTTTATACCAAATGATTGAATACTTAGATGTAATATCAACACCATCATTTTTAACTAATGCGGTAAGCTTAGTTGAATCTGAATCGGTCTTAAACAAAACTCCATTTGAAGATACAATTGAGCCTTCATAAACTTTCTTTAACTCAATCATCTTGTTCATTTCACTGATCAAAGCCGAACTAATCTGTGATTGCTTTTCTTCAAAGTTGTCAAAAATAGTCTTGCACTTCTCGGAATCCGTGAAACAAATCTCTTGTTCCGTTATTCGTGCTTCTAAATATAAAGTAGGACTATACTCCGCATCTTCGATGGTAAATGTATCGCCAATATCAGCATCAATATATGCATCTACATCGTATGTAACTTTAGGAACACAATTCTTTTTCAATTGAGCTAGTGCTTGACCATATAAGGTTTCTACACTGTCTGTTTCATAAGACCACACTAGCACTGCATACATATCGTTTGAATGATTTGTTAATAACGTACTAGGAAATCTATCTCTAGATTGAGGTGCAAGTATGTTGTTACCTTGAACTTTATACAAAACATTTCCATTTGAATCTTTTACAACACGGCCACTAATCGAGTTAAGTTGTAACCCATTATTACCCGTAGGTCTGATACCTGTATACAACTCTGTAATATCACTTGTTTTAGTGATTCCGTAAACATCATTAGGATATCTTAAGATCGTACTGCGTTTATCTGTTCCCATACCTTGAACTGAATCTGAATGAGCACGATAAATATTCAACACAACATTCTTCAACGAGTAATCATCATTTAATTGAGTAATAAACTCTAGCTCTGCATCAAATACATTTGCGATTGAATACAATCTTGCAAGCACTGTATCACTGCCAGTCCATTCGTGACTAATCTTCTTATTAGATACTTCATTTCGGCCAATTGTGAATGATTGCTCAAATCCATACGTACTAACATATTCTGCAAATGACATCGCTCTAGGCGCTTTATATGCATCTACATATTCATTCGTTAATTCAAGGCAAAGACCATAGGCGGTAACGTTTGTCGTGTTACCACCTTTTTCTACGTTCATGATCGTTAAATAATAGCCTTTGTTCTTTCTTGTAAAGCTCAGTTTATTTCCTTCAACTAAAAAGGCTGCATCATCATGTGCAGTCAATGTTGTAAATTCAAATGTATATGCCGAGCCTTTCAAGTATGTATGCAAGGTTTCATCAAAGTAATGCATTGCGCTAGGTACTGTATTGTCTAAAAAAGCTAGAACCTTGTCGTATGGAGTCAATACTGCTATTCTGATTTGTTCCATTATAACCATGCCTCCCTTATTCTAGCTTTCACTGTCGGCTTCGATTTTGACCAACTAGAGCACGTAGTCTTTATTTCTGTAGTTCCTACTGGTGCTTTAAAATACTTAGTTCCTAGAACCTCATCTTGAGGTCTAGACATTCCGTTTACATAAACGTGCGATGACTTACCATCAATTGTAATTTTCGTACCATTAGGATATCTATTAGGAATATCTCTCCATTTTGATACATTATTTTTTGTAAAATTGATTACATCAAATCCCATCATTGACATCAGTTGATTACCGCCTCTATCACCCCATTGCTTGAACGCAATCTGAATTTTAGCGCACTTCATATTTGCAATTTCTGGAATGTAATAATTGTAATATCCTCCCCAGTAGAAGAATCGGATGTTTCCGCCTTCTTTTAACACATCGCAATGTCCCCAACTCCAATACCAAGGATTTTGTGTGTGTAAATGTGAAGTTGTATATGAGAAGTTTCTAAGCATTTTGCCGTTTGCCCAAAACTCATAATGTCCTGTATTGCCTACTGTATCTGTCTTGTACCAGTTACAACCACATATCAATTTATTGTCTGCAGTTAAGAAGTTGATACACATTTCTCCTGTTTGCCCCATAAGACCCGCATAGAACAACAAATGAAAATAACAATAGAAGTTCTGAGCACCACTTGTATCTCCATTTGAATCTGCAGGTATTACCAAGGTTCTTAATCCACCACTCGCAGACCCTTTTTTTGCTCCAACAGTGCCAAATCCAATAAACTTTTGATTAAACCAAGTGTGTTCGGCTAATGTACCGTTCGAACCGTACTGAGGATGCATTACATCCGTTCCACCAGTGTCATCTGCACAATTGTAAAAGTTGTTGATGCCAACTAAATGTTCGCTTTGTTGATATGTTTCTGAATCAAGTTCTTCAATTTTTCCATACTGCATGACACCTTCAGTTGATACGATACCAATATATCCGGTTTCAGATGTTGTCTGAACCTCATAATCAATACTTACAGGTACAGTTCCTTCATTGACAATGTTTAACACTCCATTAGTATCAGTAAATTCTTTTTCTGCGGTTGAATATTTGCATGGGTCTGAGCAATAGATTTCGATTTCACCGATTACGTTATTACTTCCGCCATCAACTTGTGTGTTAGATGTCTTAGTTCCAATGAAATACTTGTCGCTTTCATCATTAAAAATGACTTTTACTTGCTCGCCACTCAACAATTTATTCATCTTGTTGTAAGCTTCTCGAAATTCTCTGCTTCCTCTAGCTCTCAACTGGTACTTAACAGTAATCGTTCTTGCAGGAGTTGTTTTATATCTGTAATAAGAACCATCCATTCCATCTATTTCAGTATGTTTTACTTCTGATTCCATCAACTCACGTCCTGTTACAGAAAGTGTACGATATCCATCTATTTCATTTTCTAAATATACGCCATTATATGACATGGCTTCTGTCGGTAGATTAGTACCGACGATGCCACTATTTACTGTATTTACGAATGCATACATTATCTGTTACCTCGCAATCTCTCGTTAAGCTTTGAGTTTCTGTTAATCTCATTCTGATTTGCTCTATATGTTGCACGTGCAAATTCACGATCATTAATGTAAAGTGGTGTTTCAACCGTTAATTGAGCGTTGCTAGTGTAATCGTATTCTGCATTCATATCACTCACAACACCTCCAAAAGCCATTTTAGGAGTGCTCATTAGTGGAAGGTATAATAACTTCTCTGCAGCCTTTTTAACCTGAGGAACCATTCCTAAAATACCATTGCGATATCCTTTACCCCACCACATACCATCTTTATCTGCAATTTTAGATGGTGAGCCAATCTTAGCTTTTGCACGAATTGCGGCATCTGCAGCTGCTGCTAAACTAGCGGCCGCAGCTCTAACAGAACCTTCACTAGCTCTTAAACCATTCGCCAATCCTTGACCAATCATCTGACCACAATATTGTGCTTTTGACTGACACGCATTGAATGCACTGATAATGTTATTGCATGAAGATCGTGCTATTGACACACTTTTTGATAAGCTTCCTTTAAGTCCTGATGTAAACTTAGTGCCCATTGCAGTTCCTGAAGTTGAAGCCCTAGCTTCTGCTGCAGACATTGCACTGATAATGTTATTGCATGAGTTTGTCACTGTAGCTGACGTACTGGCAAATGTAGTACCTACCATACCAATAGCAGTTACAAGGGCCATCATCTGAGTACCAGCGCTTCCTATGCCTACAGAAGCTGCAGATATAGCTCCTATTCCGGTTGCTACTGCAGCTAAGCTAGCTCCCATATCAAACAGATTTAAACCAGTAATAATCTGAATACCTTTAGCTAATTCTTTAAATCCTTTACCAGCATTTAATGCCGATTGGCCAATAGATTCAATCACTCCTGATACTGAGTTTAAGATTCCACTTACTGTTTCACCGAATGATGTAATTACACCACTGATACCTTCAAATACTTCTTTGATAACAGGTCCAAACGCAGAAACAACATCTGCAACACCCTGAAGAACCATTTGTAAACCTTCACCTTGTGATCCAACCAATGCCATTGCAGCACCAGTTGCTAGAATAGCCGCTGCCAACGCAAGCCATGTAGTAGGTGGTACTAATGCAATTGCGGTTCCTAAACCTGTAAATGCAGTTGCTAACCCTTGTCCAATACCTTGTGCTACCGTACTGATTGCAGTACCAAGCGATTCAACGACTGTTCCGACTCCTTCCAAAGCCGATTTAATGCCTTGTCCGATACCTTGAAAAGCAGTACTAATAGCTTCTCCTAGACCTGTTATAATTCCTTTTACACCTTCACATACCGAAGTAATAACATTTGAAATTCCTTCAAATGCAGAATTAATAATCTGTGCAGCTTTAGATGTTTTCTGAGCAGTTCGCATTGCTGCATCACCAATACCGTCACTTGGAGTACCATTTTGTGGTAATTGTCCAGGTATTTCTTGAGTTGGTTTTTCTCCTAATCCTCTGATTTTGTCAATAATTGATTTTAACTTTGAATATCCACCTTTAGCCGTGCCAACGACACCACTAATCATACTAGATACTTTGCTACCGACTTTGATTGCAACAAATGCTCCTGCCAATAATTTGACTGCACTTGCAAATCTCTTAACATCTTCCGTTTTAAGATTTGCTATGAAATCTGCAATTTTGCCAGTTACATCTTCTACTTTTGCAATGATATTTCCAATGTCTTGTCCTAACTGCTCAAAGACTTTACTGTCTTGCAACTTATCCATTACATTTCCAATAGCATCTTTGACTTTGTCGAACAATGTAATTGCGTTTTGTACGGCATCTGTCTTCATAAATCCATCATAGAATTGTTGGACCATAGCTTTAGCATTGTTTGCTCTATCTGCAAGCCAATCCATAGCTTTTGATACATTCTCCAAGACTCCAGGCTTAAAGTCCCATGTCAAACCATCATCCTTGGATTCCATGATTGAATTTCTAAAGTCATAGATTTTAGATTTGATCTTTTCTAGATTATCAACTAATCCATCCATGGCTTTTGACTTCAACATGTTATTCATTGCAGACAAGAACCCTTGTTCTAAGTTTTGTACTGCACTCTTGATGTTAGTCATAGAAGTTTTAATACCTTTAGATGCTTCTAATGCAGTTTCTGCAAAGCCACCTGTTTCTGTATCACATTCAATCATTGCATCATTAAACTGATCAAATGTAATCGTTCCATTCTGTAATGCATCATACAATTCATTTGCATTACCGCTTGTAATACCTAGTTTCTTTGCAACTTTAGTTAATGCTGGTGCCATTGTTTCTTGTAAGGTTCTCCATGATTGCATATCAACTGTACCTTTAGCAAGCATCTGTGAATACTGTTGTAACCCACGTGATGCATCTTCTGAACTAGATCCACTTGCTAAAAACGCATGGTTTAATGCGATTGTAGTATCAGTTGCCTTATCGATATTGCTTGTAACGGCAGTCAACGACTTAGATGTTGTTACAACATCTGCCAAGTTTGTAGGTAAGCCTTGTACTGACTGATTTAACTTTGCAACACTCTTTTGAGATTGTTCAATTGAAAACCCCAAAGACTTCATAACTTTTGGATAGGATTGCATGGTATCAAATCTATTAATAGCACCATCAAAGGATGAGCTAAGAACGTTCATCGTTGCACCAATAGCTTTAGTTATGCCGACACCTGCAACGATAGATTTAACTCTATCACCAAACGACTGACACGCTCCTATAGCTTTGTTCATGGTTGAGGTCATATTCTTATCGGTTGCCGTTAGTATGGCTTCAACACTAAAACTTTCTGCCATTGTTATCCCTCCTTTTTATTTATGAACTCTGCCAACTTATCAAACTTGCTTTGTTTCTTTATCCCCATGACACGATCCAACTCTTTCTGATAGTCAAAGAACTTGCTAAATTTCGTGTATACCATTCTCTGTTTCTTGCCTACTTGCTTTTTAGCCTGTGCAGTCATATTTAGGTACGCTTGCAAATGCAGATAATACTGATCATCCACCATTTGTAGCTCTTTGGCCTTCATTAAAAGACGATATTCGTAAGGGGTAAGATTATTTACCTGATCCAAACTTTTGAAGTCTAGATATCTAAAACAAGTCAAAGCGACACGCTCATACATTTCATCAAATGTTTCGTCTATTTCTTCTCTTCTTTCTCTTCTTTCTCTTCTTTCTGCATGCTCGTCATCAGTGATTTCACTTCTTTCTTGCACGCATTCGCTTGAGATAAAAAATTGATTACGTCCTCAAAAACTTTGTCGATATCTTCTACATCTTCTAAATATCTTTCAATGTATGCTTTATTTAAACGTGGTGTTTGCCCAATATTCATACAGAAGATACAATCGACTAATGCATCAATATCTCCATCCATGATGCTTGCGACCATAAACTTCAAACCTACTTCTTTTTTGTTTTTAGTGTTTGGTACATCTACAGTCACTCTTTTATTGACTTCATGTAAAAATCCAAACCCTGCTACTAGTTGATATGTTTCACCATTTACTTCAATTTCCATGTTTTTACTCATTTAAAGTCCTCACTTTCTAAACACAAATATAAAAGGGGCAATCTCAGCCCCTCATGCGTTTATTACGCTTCCTTAGTTACATCCTTATAAACGTAAGATGCTACTTCCTGTTGCTCTTTTGTGACTGTTGCATATCCATCTGCACCATTTCCATTTGCTCCGAATGTTAAATCAACTTCAACAACTCCTTCTGCTTCTGATGAAATTGAGCATTCAGTCAAATATCCTTGGTAGTATTTAGATTTAAACTTACCGACATTTGTTTCAGTTCCTTCTTCTGCTAGGTTTACTTCCCAACATTCGACTAACTTATCTGCCAACATAGCTTTCTCTAATTTGTCGATAATCGCATCACCTTTTGCTAAAACAGATGTTGATGTAATTTCAATTTCTGCCACTGATGGTGTACGAATAGTTCCATCTTTTGTAGCAGTTGTATCTGCATCTTTTGTTACGTTTCGTTCGTTTTCTGTTGGGAATGCAATTGCACTAGCATCTTCTTTTTTTGAATCTTCTGCAACTCTGAAAAGATAGATCAACTGTTTACCTGCAACTGATTCTTTCATTGCTTCTGCGAACATTTGTAAATCAAATTTCATTATTTTATTCCTCCTGTGATTCTAAAATCCAACTCTAGAACACCATGCATCAATGGTGCTCCTGTACTTGAATCCGATAATATCCGTTGGTTGATATTTTGGATCATAAAAGCAAAGTTGTTTGTGTGGTTGATTTGTCTAACCACTTTCTTAATGGTTTGCATAATTTCAGACAATTCTCCACGCTTCCTAGGATTGTTGTGCCAAACATCCACAACCTGCGTGATAGTGCCTAGAATCATTGTTTTATTTCCGTAATCGTCCACTAGTTGACTTGAACCAATGTATACATATGGATATGGTGTCCCTTCACTTGGAAGAAACGTGTCATATACATTAACGCCTTTACTTTTTAACGCTTTTTCTAATTGCACTTTTAGTGCAATGAATAACTCTTGTTGTGAATCCATTACATCACCTACTTAACTAGTTTTTTCATGTCTGACTTGAATATTGGTACTTGTTGTTTAAACGCAGGCCTAACAAAAGGTTGTGCATCCATAAAACGTGTTCCAAATTCAACATAAGGTGCATAATGTGTAGATGGTCCTTCTGCATATGTGAATCCGCCATCACGTGTTTCACCTCTGATACTTCTTTTCGTAGTGCCTGTTGAATACCCTTTTGTAAATACTGCATTTTTAACAGTTTTATTTTGCATATCCATTCCATTCTTCAAAACAACTGTTTTCACATCTTCCAAAGAACAATTCTTTTTGAGCTTCTTCTGCAGTTTATCTAATCCTCTTATTTCAACTTTTGCCATATCTACTGCACCTCAGACAGAATAAAAGACTCCTTTGTCCGGAGTCTTCGTGAGTAATCTACTTTGTATTTCTTTGTACCGATTCTAATATGATCAAATGGCTTTTGATAGATGTTCTGTATATGACAAGTAAGGCTACCTTGTCTGATTTGCCCGTATACCTGCATCATAGTTTCAGTTCTTGTATCCATTACGGAAGCCATCACCATTTCTTCTACAGGCGAATCATCTTCATAGTTGCCTGTATTCTCGTTATAAGAGCCTTGCACAAATCTTTGAAAGTAAATAGGTTTATCGTACCTCATAAGAATCGTACCTTCCCTTTATTTTGATTGGCTTGCTCATCTCTCCAAGATTGAATCTCAGAAGAGAAAGAAGAGAAGTCATCATCATTAAATGACATTGACTCCCCTTCAACTGAATGCGTTTGAACACCTTCAGAACCAATCCTATTAAAGCGTTTGATAGACACTTCTGTAATGATATATTCGAGTTCATCCGGTATGATTTTTACGCTTAGAAGCGCTTTAAGTCGACCTTCCGTAAGTCTTACAATGGTCTCTAGCTTTTCATCATCAGTTTGCAAACCAAGAAGCAGTTTTACATCATTTAATACGGTTGTTGTCGACATCTTCAATCACCTATGCCTTTAAATCAACAACTACATCGCCTTTTGATACTGCTTTGTAGTTTCTGTCACATTCAACTACTGTGCAATGATTAGATTCTGCTGCTTTGATATCTGCTCCTTCTTCGAAGTTCTTCCAAGATTTTACATCTGTACCATATTTCACTGCTTCTTCAGAAGCTCCTACCTTGAATTTGAATTTGTTATTCATAGATTGCAACTGTTCGCCAACTGCTACTTTTGTAGTTCCTGTTTCTTCGCCTTTAGAAGCCGTTAATGTTAAATTACGCAATGTCTGAGTATCAGAACCACCTACTGCAAAGTGTGCAATTGCATCTTGGTATTCACACATTAAACGTAATCCCATGATAGCGAACATATCAGAAATAGCACGATCATAGTTCCCTTCTACATGGAATCCTAAGAAGCCAGTAGTACTGTCAGTAGTATATGAAAGTCCTGCTTTAACAAATTCAGAATCGCTTGGATCTACATAATATGCAATGATGTTGTTCATTGGAGTAGCCACTACTGTTTTTTCTGCAACTCGGTCTGTTAAAAATACAATATCTGCTCCTAAGAAGTTCTTAATGTATGTTAAACCGAATGCAGTCTGCATAGATACATTAGCTTCTCCTAAATAGCGGTAAGCATCCAAAGTATTTACGAATACAACAATACCAGTGGTATTTCGTTTCATTTGTTGGAATTTGTGTTTAACATTACCGATTGCCATTGCGATAGCCATTTGCCAAGTCGCTTCATGTCCTACTAAGCTACCTGAATTTAATTGAGCATATAAGCGATCAGTGATGTTATCTTGCAAATCAATACGGAACTGTTCGTCAGTATCAGATACTGCAGCTTCATATCCTTTCTCTGCAATTGCTTCAATAGGAACGGCTTTACGGAATTTCTCGATTTGAATTGTATCGAACACTTCTTCTTCAACTTTGTATTCGCTTAATGGAATTGATTCGCCTTCTGCTACATGTCCGTCCCGTAATGTTCCTGTTACTTTCTTTGTTTTCAAAACAGAACCGTTTGCTTTACGAATTGGACGAATAATTCCTAATACGTCCAATAAAGCTTGGATGTTCTTTCCAAAACTAGTAACAAAATCAATTTCGTGTGCTCTAACTTGGATGTCGCCTGTTCCTGTTAATCCTGTAGGTGCTGCAAACATTTGCAAGTTCATACCTTTATAAATTTTTTTCATATGTTAGTTCTCCTTTTTCTATTTACTGGAATAAATCCATATTTTCCGCAATCATACGTTGTCTTTCCATTGGATCAGTGATATTCAAGATTGATTCACGAGTTACCCCTTTGTTTGAACCACCACGTTTGGGACCGTTGCCTTTCAGTTTTTCTTTAACTGCTTTTTCTACTTCAGATTCAAACATCTTAACAAATGCATCAACCGCTTCCTTTGTTTTATCTGCATCTTTATTAACCAGAACAGATAAAAGGTCATCACCAACGTTAATATTGTGCTCTGTGCACATTTTGCGTGCTTCATTTGTCATTTCTGCAATCGCATTTTTTGCTTTCAATTCATCCAACTCTTTTTGTACCTTGTCACGTTCTGCTTCTGCTCGTTCTCGAACATTCATGTCGGCTAAGCGCTTAGCTTCTGCTTTTTCTTTTTCTTGATCTGCTTTCCAACGTGCAAACCTTTTATCAAGAATCGCATTCAAATCTTCATCTGAATACTTTTTTTCAGATGCTTTGTTTTTTTCTTGGTTGTCTTGTCCTTCAGTTGATTGAGCATTTTTTGTTTCTGTACCCTCGTTTTCACCTGTAGTTTCATCTGCAAAAAGTTGTAAGCAAAAAGGTAGTCTGTCATTGAATTTTTTCATATATATTTCCTCCTATTTTTCTGACTTTGCTTGTCATTTCCCATATCTTTTTAAGGCATAAATGCTTGGCCTATAACCCATACAGTTTAACGACGTGAATGCTTGGTCTATAACCCATACAGTTTAACGACGTGAATGCTTGGTCTTGTTTGGTAATGTGGATATGTAGACTTTATAAGTCTTGGCTTTTCCACAAAAAATGCACCGTTGATTACGTACTTCAACGATGCATTCTAGCCATTGATCATAATATTGTCTTTCGACACGCTCCAAATATTTGTGATTACACATCTCTCAGTTCCACACATTCAGAATACGCTTCTTCTGTGCCTTTGCATCCAACTCTGAAGAAATTAATTGCTAATTCTCCAGCAAGATCTAATCCTGAGATATACAACGTCTTGCTATCTTTATCAGGTTCGTAATATCTGCAAAGTGCATCGGATGTTTCGTCGATTGAATTGGCCAATGTCAAAAACAGTACTGAGATAGCGCTGCAGACGATATCCTTTCCTATCGGAGCGTAACGAGCATGGCCATGTACTTCAATCAGGCAATCACTTTCTGTCTGTTTAATCTTAATTTTTATCACATAATATCACCTGTTTCATTTGTCTTTTTTAACTTAATAGTTCTTTCAGAGAGAAAACTAGATGTAACTTGCACTTTTGGAAGCCAGTTGTTATCAGGATTTAAATTCATTTCTATCTTTAAATCTGTCAGAAAATCATATTGATCCACGATATCATCTGCATGGTCAATAATACTTTGAGCTGCTTCTTTTATGTGCTTCTTAATTTGTTCTGATCTATCTTCACCACGTGTAAACAAGTAATCCATTGTATCACTCCCTTGCATAATAAAAGGCCACTCGTTTTGAGTGACCTGATTTATATTTTCTTTATAGTGAATGCTATTCAAATCGATTTTTTAAAGCTTTTTCTAGACTGATTTTTGTTTTTTCAAAAATTTCCATTTCTTTATCAGTTAACTGCACGCCTTCTTTAATTTTGATACTTCCAGTGCAGAAAGTCACTTTTTCTTCGATTTCTTTTGGTAAAAAAAACAACATTAGTGACCCCTCCATTCTTTGTCTACTAAATACTTTATTTTTTTAGCTAACCTTGATGTCCCACCAGAGCAAGCCTCTGCAATTGCCTCAGAAGCTTTCAACCTAGCATAAAGACAAATCTCTTTCTCTATTACACTATCATTATATGATAAATCACATTCTTTACAAGCTTTTTTCAGCAATAACCTCGAATAGTAATCCTGTTCAATGTAATCAAATGCTTTTTTCTGTTGTTTTTCTATAGCATACTTCCACTCTAAAAAATGTATGCATTCGTGTGTTAGATAATCCTCGATAGAACTCTTTTTAGTAAATACAGATGGGCAATTAGATAATAAATCGTTTAATTTTTTAGAATTACTAAAAAGGTTTTTATTTAATCGTAAGGTTGTTTCTAATTTTCTATTAATAACAGCAGAAGCAAGCTCAGAATCTTCCATTTTATCCGAAAACTCGATTTTCTTTATAAATTCTCTCATTTCCGGATATTCTTTAAACACATTATGCAATGCCTGGTCTACTTTTTTCTGTGTTTTCTTATTGATCGTTTCTGAATGATAAGTAGGTATGCCATATATATTTTTATTTCTAATTGCCAAGTTTCTCGTAACTTCTTGTTCTTTCCACTCGTCAAACCTTAGGTCATGGTCTCCATTCGCTAATCCATTTAGCCATTTTTCATACTCCTTACGGTCTGAATGTGGTGCCGTTGCACAATGACAATTCGGATGTAAAGGTGGAGCGTTTTCTCCTATTCCCATATCTTTAAGTTTAAAGACCTTGCCATCCATTTCTTTACATAATGGACATACGTCTTTTAATCCGCACGCCACATATTCATACTCATCGATTCCGTTAGCTTCGTAAGATTCTGCCTGTGCTTGTGTTTGAATTCGTGCAATTTCTGTTCGCAACAATCTTTCTGCATTGCATCTTGATACATCGAACTTTTTACGAATGAGTGGAATAAATTCTCTAGGATTCTTGCCTTGAATCAATGCATTGGATAGAACACTGGATAAACTGTTTTTTAGTTGGTCTTGATTGACCCAAATTCGTTCTGAAAAGGTTGCGTTCTTAAAAGATGAATCTGCTACTGCTTTGGCCGTCTTCGCATTGTCAATCACTGTATCGCCTAAGATAGAAGCATTACGTTTGATCTCTTCTAAATAGGCTCCTTCTAGCTTATCACCAGTATACGACTTCAATTCGTCATGGCCTGCCACAAGCTCTAATCCAATGTTTGCTTTTAAAAGTTCGAATCGGTTGACTTTCATTGCTAAGTTATAAAGTCTCATCTGTTCATTGGCTTCATCCGAAAAGTTCTTTTCCTTTACATACTTCTTAGCTTTTCTTTGATATGCTTTGATATCTATGTTAGAAGCCTTCTTTTTGGCTTCCGACATTGTTATACCTTCTTTTGATGCATAGCGAGTAAAAAAGGATTCGATTTCCTTTTCAACCGAATCCATCATATTTGCATATATTTCTTGTATCTCATCCGCATATTGCTTTTCATCTTTTAAGCGTTTCTTTTTCCATTCAAGCTCACGATCTCGCCAATATGTTTTACTGCTCATTGTATTGCGAATCCTCATTATTTTGGAAGATTCGGTTTTCAGTTTCTACCATATCATTCTCATCTTCCTTTTTTATACGCTCCATTTCGGCATTCGTATCCTCAACTGCCGAGATAAACGACAACTGAGTTTCATGAGACACGATTCCTGATAATTGTGCAACAGTCTGTGCTTCTTCTAATAAGTTTGCAGGATAATTTTGTGTAAACTTGTATTCAACCTCAAGCCAGTCATTCTCAGAACGATGCGTGATCGCATTACTAAATAAGACTCGATATCTACGATTCATTCCAGACGTGAACTTACGCTCTTTTGCTTTTGCCAGGTTCGACATAGAAAGAAGCTTATATCTCAGCGCAATACCTGATGACGTTCCAAAGTTCTCATCATTAATATTGGCCACCATTGAGTTTTGGAAGATTAAACGTTCTAATCTGTTGATTAGATTTTCCTGTGTTGCATCTGCATTTGGTTTTGACATGAAGTCAACTACAATTCCGTCACCACTTCCATCCATTGACTCAAAGTTAATTGTTCGATTATCACGAATGTGTACTAAATCAGACTCTTCTAATTTTGGACCTAAGATTTTTAAATAGGCATCTGCGAAATAATCAACATCATTTGCTTTTTCTGACATTGCTTTGTTATAGGCGTTAATCAAACTGTAAGTTGATTCAAAAATAGACATACGCTCTTCATTTTCAATAAATTCAGTGGCCGGAATATCGTTGAACCCATGCTCTACTCCATCAAATACATGAAGGCCGCCTTTATCATTGAATTCATACTTATATGTTTTATCATAGATATATCCACGCATTACTTCATCAACAATGTGATATGTTACAAAATATCTAGGCTTCTGAACTGTTGATTCATCATAAACCATGAAACCTTCTCTTGGATCTAAATAAGTGATTCCTAGATTTCCATAATCGTCATTGAAATACAATTCATATCCTTTGCCAAAAACACTACAAATCTTAGATAATTCTGCATTGTTATCGTCTTGATCATTGTATTTATCTAGCATGTTGATGTAATCGTCAATTTCCTTTTTCTTAGAAGATACCTTGATTGGAACACCAATAAAAAAACCGTTGAATGTATCAACAATGTATTTCGCAAAGTTGACCACCACACGGTTATCAGGTTTATAGGTTTCTTTGTTGGCTTGATGCAAAATTGGATAATCTCCAATATAGGCATCATATAGTTTTTTATATCTGTCAGTTATTAACGACTTATGACTTGTTATCAATCTATTCAACACTTCAATGTTAAGGATGTCTTTGTCGTCAGATAGCTTAAATATCATATCCGGTTTAATAATGTATGCGTTCATTAAATACCTCCTTTAAATGTCCTTACTTTAACTCGGCCAAATGCATATTTTTCAACTGCATATCGCATTGCATCCATCAAGTGGTTGAAATCATCAATTGGACGATTTATTTTGTTACCCAATCTATCTTCATCCCATGTGTAGTTTCCTATTTCAGTTATGAAATTAACACATCTAGGATGAATGATAATTTCAAAATCTTGAATATATTGAATCCCATGCATAATGGAATCCTTTCCCTTTTGCGATTTCTCAACACGAAGTCCATACCCTCTTAGCTCATCAATCGACTTAGGCTCTGCACAGTCTGCCGTGTAAGACTTCTTTTGATAATGTGAGCTTTCGATCTCCTCATAAAGCCTTTTGTTGGAAAGGCCTTTTTTATACACTTCATCCCAAACATAAAGTTTCTTATGTTCTGTATCAATGAAACCTATAAAAACTGCAGCAGGGTCATTCGTATACCCAAAGTCAATACCATCTACAGAATCACAGTTAACGACTTGATCTAGTGTATATTCTTCCTCTTTCCAATTCTCATAAACCAATCCATCAACAATACCCCAATTTCCTAATCCGGCCACCTGATATCGTCTAGGATTGTTCTTCTTCATGTTTTCAAACAACCTTAAATCGGCATCATCCAACCATTCATTACACTTATAATTGGTTGTGATAGCTAAAATATCAGGATCATTCTCTGCATCAAAGAATCTTTTTTTAAGCCAATGGTGTTCGTTCCAAGGGTTGAATGTAATCATCCATTGTTTCCAAAGATGAGGTGGCAGCTCACCACGAATTGACTCATCTAATGTATCAAAGTCTTTTTCACTTGTTATCTCATAGGCTTCTTCAAGCCATGCCCAACACAAATAACCATATTCAACTGTGATAGATGTTACTTTTAATGGATCATCAAGACCTCTAAAAAGAATCTTCTGCCCAGTTGGAAGATAAGTTGCTTCCAAAGGTGAATACTTGAATTCCCATAAGTTCTCAACTCCCAACCTTTTTGTGGCCCATTTTAAATCCGTGAAGCACGAATCTTTAAGTGTTCGATAAGTCTTACGAACAACAAGAGTATTCGACTGATCGTATTTCATCATGTTGTATATGATGCGCAATGCGGTTGTTTTCGATTTTTTAGAAGCACGTGAGCCTTTGCATGCAGCGTAACGTCCTCTAAAGTTCCAATAAGACTTATATCCTCTTCCAACTATTTCAGGTAACCTGATAGTCTTAGTCTTCAAGTTCATCTTCTCCTTCGAACTTAGGAACTACGATTTCTGCTTGAACCTTATCTGTGAACAATGCATATCTTTTTCCAAGCAATTCCGCAGCTTTATTTGCATCAGAAAGCTTTGCAGGAATCTCAACGATTTGGGGAACTTCTTCTTTAACCGTTTTCTTTCTTGGTTTTCCATCTCCTGTATCAACATACTCTGAATGTTCTTTTGTCACTGTAACGACAACAGATTCTTTCATTTCTCGTCGCATTACTTTTGTGAGGTATTCCATGACTTCTTGAACGTCTGCCACATTGTTACTGTGCGCTTCCTCAAGACACTCATCCACATATTCTCTGATATGCGGTAAAGCTAATAACCTGGATGCATGCTTTGATGCATTATCTCGGCTCTTGCAATTCTTATAAACTTCCAAATAAGCATCCACTGCGTTCATCGTTATCAAATACTTCTCACAAAAAAGCTTTTGCTTTTCAGTCAACTTAGCCATAGAATTCCTCCTTTCATTATTTTGAAATTAAATATCTGTCTTAATGCCCTTTCCATCCTTTTCTTGGTGAGCCAGCTCCTCTTACCCACAATCGATCTACTTCTTTTGCTATTTGTCTTTTTCGACGACGTTGTTCTGAATCTTTATTAGCTAAATCTCGGCTTGTAAGCTTTTGTACTTTATAACCCATAGATTTTGCCCTAGAAGCTATATCGGATAAGGTCCTAGGAATTTCCCTACTTCCACTATCAGCAAATGATGCCCCAGAAAAAGAAAATACTTTCTTCCCTTTTTGCCTATACTCAAATACAGTTCCATCTCCTGTGGTAACAGTTAAACCAACTGTCCCCCCCCGATTTACATATTGGCCTCTTCCACCCATATAATATTTCCTCCTTATTCATGTATAAAAAAAGCACCTTGAATTAACAAGATGCTTAGATAGCGTTCCGGATTTCAACCGGACCTTTCCCGTACAATATAACATTGAAAGATATAGGAATTGAATATCAACCACAAGCTACTTCATTTCTAACGCATATGATCTATCCTATAAATATCAGGATGTACTCACTCGTATACGAATCACTATCTATTTCTATTTTTCCATATCTTTTTTACTTTTTCAACTAAATTCCTTTCGGCTTTCGTTAAATCTCTTGTCCCTTTTTCATCATGTACATAACCTTTATGAGTATGTGGTAATACACTCTTACCATTAATAATATGTGGCTTCCCAGTAATATCTATTTGTTTTTTTCTCAACCCATTGTTTGAATAGCGAGTTATTGATTTTGGTTCATTATTTTTTTCCAAGCGTTACATAAATTCTTCCCTTAGTCATTGTTTCCATAGGAGTTTTTGCATTACTTGCATTTGTTTGCTTTACAAATTTGATATTACCACTTTGATAAACCGTAGTGTATTCACTCCCATAGGGCTTTCCTTTGTCACTAACACCACTACTTGCTCCTCTACCTCCCATGTTTTCTTGCCCTCTCTATGACTTTATTTTTATAATAAATAACTTTTGTGCCTTTGAAATCATGTTCAATAGATTGGCCATAAATTAGAATTGCAGTAGGCTTAAGTTTATCGATCATGTAATCTACACCATCTTTCCAAATTGATCTTGCATATTCATCCTTGATACATCCAATAGTTGAAATTGCTACAACTCCTCCTGGTTCTATACCATCAAAACAGAATGTGTATGTTTCTCTTTCTGCCCAGGAAACAGTTGGAATAACACATATTCCTTGACTCTGAAGATAATGTCCAATTAATCTACTTCTATAGATATTCCATACTTTCATAGCTCTAGGCATATCCATATATAGAGAAAAATCTGGTGTAAGAACACAGTCATACTGTTTTAAGACATTCACATATCGTTCGGGAGTGTTCCAAATGCGTTCAAACTGATAATCATCAATAAACATATGAATTCCAGATTGATAATTCTTTGAAGAAATTGCTTCATTGAATCCAATTAACTCATTAGGAATATGAAGTGTCTTTTTAATTACTGGCATTTCAAATGGACCGTCTGTTTCATATGGATCATATAAATCTAGATTGTATTTTTTGATTGTTAGTTCTCTTCCTGGCATGGAACACCTCCTTTCTTGCATAAAAAAAGCCAAGACCTCTGTCTTGACATAATTTCTTATGATATTAGTTTACCACAGAATTCTTGTCCACTAGGGGACAAAATGCATTATTCGTAACTTTTTACCTCAATAACTGTATAACTGATTGGATCTCCATTCTTTAATCTTACTCGCATTTTCGCATTCAATTTTGATACTAGTGGAAAGCTAATCTCTTTTTCCTTTACTTTTTTCAAAAAATTCTCATCCTCAATATCTGCATTGATTGTTTTCCCAAGGAATTTAAACTGCCATTTACTGTTTCCTAATAAATCAGGCTTCCGAACTGTTAGTACTCCTGTAGCTTCTTGTTCGGTGATATCACCATTTAGTGATTCAACATCGATAGGATTCCTAGTTCTCATTAAATCTTCTTTATCCATTTCAACGGTCTTTACTGTTTTATCATCAGTAACTGCAATAGAAAATCCTGTCCGCTCACCATCTTCTGAAATAGTTTTTGATAATTCTGATAAGCACTTTTCTATTGAGGAATCTCTTGTGTAAAGATTATATGTTCTGTTATCAATATAGGTTACATTACCAACACAAGACTTGACTATAGTATTATTCCCTTCATGAATTACTTCTGCAGGCATTTGTCCACCAAGATTTTTCTTCAGTTCAACAATACTATTAAACGATTCTAGGATAGGTGGCATCAATGGAAATAATACAGTAGCCATATCAACAATCTGCTCTATCGTTATCATAAAGCTACCCTTTTCGATATTCTTTACTTTAAATTTGCAAAAATCATTTTCGGTTAATGACGAATCAGCAATTTTGCCTAAAACCGCAACAACACAGTCTAGCGACTTAGATAATGTTTCTATATCAATGTCATTTTCGCCTTTAAACCTTAATGTAAGTGTTTCTTTTTTCATGACATACCCTCTTTTAATCAACATTATTGTACCACCTCTTCTTTTAAACACTAATACCTATATGAACATTATCCACGTCAATTAAACTAATTTACCAATTTCTCTGCGGATATGTTTGTACATTCCGTTCTTTGTATAACCATATTTTTCCGCTACATCCCATGCAGTCATATTCCAAAAGTATAGATCAAATAATATATTCTGGTCTCGCAAAGATAAAAGTTCTATCGCTTTACATTCATTCAAACGTCTACGATAATAGTTAATTTCTGCCACCTTTTGAGATTCTTCCTCCATCATTCCTAAAGGACTTGTATAAGAGCCATGAAAGGTTGGCATAGGAGCACTGGATTTCTCCTGCTCCTTTGTCAACCTAATTGGATTATGACTTAGTCCTAACATCTTATGATTCAGAACTTCAAGTTCTTCGTTCAATTCAATAATTCGATAGCAGCAATAATTAGCCGACTTCAAGTCATTCAACATTTGATTTACTTTTAATTTGTTCATTTGTCCACCTACTTCTTCTTTGCGACAGCTGACCCTCTGTGCCAAGATTCCTCACCACCGCGATATCTTCTCTCGTTCGCTTTTTCTTGGTGTTTCTTATACTCTTTTAGCCCAAAATTCTCACGCTCTAATTTGACGATGTATTCAGTAATTTGTTCTAAGCATGATTCCATAGAAATAAATCTGGTACTAAACCCTATCAGATCCCATATCTGTCTATCTAAACGAGCACATGCTTCTCTTACAAATTCATCATGAATGTCATTTATGTTTTCGACTAAAAAAACTTTCATCATTCCACATCCTTCAAATAATCAAACTCTTTTAGCAGCTCATCTTTTGTTTGTTCAAGCTTTGACTCGATTTGCTTTTGTACATCAATCTTAGTTTGTTTGAACCATTTCTTTTTGAATTTTCTGACTGTATCGCGATATCTTTCTTCACTACTATCACACGATTGCCACCACTCTAATCATGCAGCACATCAACTAAATCTTTCATCATGCTATTTAATTGCGAATCAAACATTCTATCAACGTATTCATCATTTATTCGACAATACATATAGTTATAACTTCCGCCACTCATTAGTTAATCTCCTTTTCAATCTATAATCTTACTTCCGCAATTTGGACAGTATTTTGGTCTGTAACCATAATAGGATTCTACTCTATTATCTTCGTCGATTTTAAGTCCTGTATGGTGTACTGATATGAATCCACAATTAGAACATTTAAATACATCCCTTGAATCATATTCGGATTCGTTAGTACAAGTTTCTTCTTCTAACGATCCGAGTTCTATGCATTGTTGAATAATTGCTTTTATTAATTCATAATCTAAACTTTC